CGTTGCACCCATTTCACTTTCATATTTATTTGCTTCCATAATACTCTCTCTCCAATCTTCACTCATATTCACCATAATTGCTTCTGCTGCTTCTGGTGTTTCGGCATATCCTTCATCAATAAGGTGTGAAAGAATGATGTCGTAGAGGTCGGTTGCTTCATTATGAGCAGGAGATTGCCCAAGAGTTTTAAATCTTTTCTCTTCATCATCACGAGCAATTGAACTCACAAGTTTGCCCATTCTATTCATCGCAGCAGTTCTCTTTGGTCCTTTTTTTGATGAAACTACTTCACGACCAAGATTACCTGCTTTACGTTGCATTTCATTTTTATTTCTCTGTTTAAGTTCCACCTTTTCTTCATCAAGTTCATAAACTTGACTATAAGCTTCTTGAAGGGCACGAAGTTCTTGTGAGTTCATCTTAAAACTACTTTTTTAGTTATTTATTCAGGCAACAAGTTCCACAAACTCCCCGAGAACTTTTTTATTCATTTTTTTACTCTTCAAACTCTTCACGAAAGCAGTTTTGATTTGAGTTTTAGTAGCATCTTCGGCAACCTCAAACTCTGCATCATTAGCAAGAGCAGTTGCAGAAAGACCGAAGTAAGTATGATACCCAGAGTTCTTAATAGAGAAAGTTTTTTCTTTTTTCCAAGAAGAAGTAATCTTCTCATAATCTGTACCAATATACCCAGTATAACGACGAATGAAACTATTAGCATCACGAGATTCCAAAATCCTCATACCAATAAAATTGACAGTAGGAAATTTATCACGGAGATTGCGAAGCAATACATCAGTAAATCCATACCACTCAACATCCAGACTATAAGTGTTTCCAGTCTTACGATCACGCAGGAAACCATTTGTACTAACAGAATTCACACCAAGATAGGGATCTTCCTCAAAACGACGATTAAACTCTTTATGATACTTCAGTGGTGCTGCTTCGCCATCAGTAAGAATTACACACTGGACTTTTTGAAGATTATTATCTTTTTGGAAAGTAGGAAGAATTTCGTGAAGTGCAATCAAAGCCTCATTTAGAGGAGTACCAGATAGATCCAATCCAACAGGAACAGCATACTTAGTATAGTGCTGGTCGCTAAAGTTACAGGCAATCCGATAGATATTCAACATCTGATCTTCTAGTGTCTTACCATTTGTCTTACTGGTAAGCATATTCAGCAGAGAGAAATATTCCTCAACCCGAAGAAGACCTTCCTTCTTTTGATATGAAGGTTCGGGGAAAATTGGTTTGTTATTCTCATCATACTTAATGATTGGATAACTATTTGTAAAGGCATAAACCTCAAAAGGAATACCAACTTTCTTACAGAACCAAATAAGGTTGAAAAGTTGTTTCACAGTATCCAACATCACACGACTCATAGAACCAGACCAGTCCAAAACAAACACCAGACCATGATTCTTACCGTTTGCAAGAGTTGTAACCTTACGGAACAGGTCTTCATTATATTTGTAAGTATGTAATTTAGAGCAGTCCAGAACACCCGTGCGGGCAGTTGTAGCACGAGCATAACTATCTGCTGCCTTACGACACTCAAACTCTTTTACCAGATAATTGACTTCCTTCTGTGCCGAACGCTTGAACTCACGGAAGTCTTTATCTACTTCACCAAAGGTTTCATCACGAGTATCAGAATACGATGCCCAAGATTGTTTGCACTGATCATGAATCTCAGTATTACTTACAATGATTTGCTTCACATTCAGTTTAGGAATTTCCACATAAGTATTTTCCCAACCATCTTGATTCACAAGGTCCTTGAGTGCATCCTCCAAATTATCAACAGTCTTAACTTCAGGTTCATAATCTTCACCACCCATCTCACCTTGTGTAGTTTCAGATTCACCACCACTTTGGTTAGAATCATCATCACTAGGTTCATCTTCTGCTTCATTCTCACCTTCCTCTTGATCCATAAAATCAGAGGCAGAATTACTTCCAGAACCAGATTGCCGATTTTCGTGAGAATCTAGATTGACTTTGGTTTCCTCCTGCTGTTTTTGTTTGCAATACTTATAAAGAACCTCAGCAGCATCCAGTGCCTCAGTAAAAGTTTCGGCATTAGCAATTTGATTGATAATATTCTGCTCTTCTACAGTAAAATCAAAAGAGAGAAAATTACCAATTTTAAAATAAAGGTTGGCACGATCAGCAAGATTATAAGTAGAAATATCTTCATCCTCCAACTGAAAGAAGTCTTCATCACTCAGTTCTTTATATCCACCATAGAAAGTCTTAGCAAGTCCAGCATATTTACGCTTCATCAATTTTTCAATCCGTGCATCTTCAGTCACATTCACAAACTGAGGAGGAACTCTACGATTTTGACTCCAATCTTCATCGGGAGTGAACAGAGCATGACCGACTTCATGACCCACCAAAAGATCATACACAATATTGCTTGCCTTCTCCCACATCGGCAAAGTAAGCACACGAGTATGAACATTAAAGCAGGCAGTCTCTACTTTCTTGTGCTCAACCACAAGGTCTTCAGTAGCAAGAAGTTTTGCGAGTTGGGACTTGATTTCGTGATTGACGGGCATTGCTGGTTTTCAGATAACCCTATTATACAAAAAAAGGAGGTCTTGCGACCCCCTGATGGACAGTTTGAAAAGTGGACTCAAACTCCCTTAAGGTGTGATGCTGCAGAGTAGCGAGGATCACCTGCTTTAAAGTTTTGATATGCTTTCGTATTTCCTGATTTATCAGCAGCAGTTACTACCATTGTTTTTGGTTTAGAATCTGCTGGAGTATCTGTAGTTTTTACTCCACCATAGACTATTTGCTCAACGATACTCTCTCTCCAATCTTCACTCATATTCACCATAATAGAGATTGCTGCCTCATTCGTATCAGCATAACCTTCGGCAACTAGGTACTCAAGGATGTAGTCAAAGAGGTCAAAACTTTCGGCACTTACACCAGTTTTTTTCTGTCTTTCTAGTTTCTTACCTTTTGGTAATGACCCACCACCACCTTCACCATCATAACCACTATGTCCATATTCATCAGCACCTCTTCTCCAATTTCTATCTTTTTGAGTCATCCCCTTTCTTGTATCAGAAGTCCAATGAGGTTTGGTGGATTTCTTACCTCTGTCTCCTGCATCTGGATTGCTCATTCTGTTGGAATGCTTTACAGCAGCATCTACTTTTTTCTTTTTTTCACCTCTTTCACTATATTCACTTGCAGGAGTGTTCCTTCTTTTATTAGCAAGGTCACCCATTTTTTGTTGTGCTTTTGGAGTTTGTCCATAAGAACCTTCTGCTTCATCTAGTTCTTGATAGACTTCTAAATATGCTTCTTGAAGGGCACGAAGTTCTTGTGAGTTCATCTTTACAAATACTTTTCAATTATTTATAAAAAAGAACCTCCCTTTTTGGGGGAGGTAGTGTGACTATTTTTGAAGGCTTTAAGTCGTGCCTTTGCCTGTCGGAGTGCCTGCGGTTTGAGTGTCCGTTTCTGCTCCTTCTTGGAATGATGGTAACGGTTTGGAACTTGCATCGGTCTTGTGCTTATGATTCTATTTTATACGAGAATCCTCCCTTCTTATCAAACCTTGTGACACTTTCAAATTTGTCCTCAAGTCCGGTCTTATGAGAAATCACGAATATATTAGCATCCTTTATCACATAACGAATAATCTTAAGAAACTCATCAGTTCCAAATCCATCCAGAGATGAGTCAAAAACTTCATCCATAATAAGAAGATTTGTATTCACAGAGTTCTTCACTCTTGCAACTTCTCTCCAAGTAAAGAGAAGAGACAAATCAACTCTCATTTTTTCACCTTCACTGAAAGAACTATAAGAGAAGTTCTCGTGAATAGGTGACTTGATGCTCTCATTAAACTCTTCATCCAGATGGAAATTAATGTAAAAGTCCATCATCTGCAAATAACGATTCACCTGCTGATTAATGAAGGGAAGATATTTTTTGATAATTTTGGTTTTTACACCATCATCTTTGAGAAGAGAATACGCAAAATCATAATGAACTATCTCCTCTTTCTTAGTTCCCAAATCTTCAAATACTTTTTGAAGATTGGTTTGAAACTCCTCTAACTTTTCGTGCTCAGTATTCTTGTTTTCAAGTTGTTCGGTAAGTGTTTGAATTTCACTTTCCAAATCCCTAACCTGTCGTTGGTTAGATGAAATTCTAGCATTGTTTTGAGAAATGTCATTGTTGAGTTTCGTAATCTCCTTAGATAGAGCAATAAATTGACGCTCTCTCTCCTCTTCCAGTTTTATGGTTTCTTCAAGGTCTTTATAACCTTTCTGAAGTTCCTTAGCACTATTTTGAGCGTCAGTAATTCTATTTAACCGAAACTCTTCTTCAATTGTTTGAGTGCAGGTAGGGCAGACCGTATTTTCTGTGAAGAACTTGTGCTCTTTGGTAATTGTAGATACTTTCTGGGAGATTTTACCTTTTAAGTTACCCAACTTTCTCAGTTTATCAGTCGCACCGATAACTTCTTCTTGCTCTTTCGTATATCCAAAGATACTTTCTTCGGTGGTTGCATTTTGAAGCATATAAGCATCAACTTCAGTAATCAAATTAGTAATCTTCTGCTTGTTAGCATTAATATTGTCCTTTCCACGACTCTCTAACTGCTCAATAAAGTTCTTTTGCATTAGAACCTTATCTTTGAGGGATTCTTTTCTAAGATCTAGAGATTTAATCTGCTCCTTTTGCTGACGAATCTTTTCCTTAATCAAATTATTCATTGAAGAGAAGATACGAATATCCAGCAAGTCCTCAATGACCTCACGACGATTTGCCGTAGCCAATTGCATAAAGGGAACAAAATTACTAGAACCCAGAATTACAATCTGTGTAAAAGACTTATAATTGACCTTTAGAATATTCTCTTCTAGGATTTTTTGATTCGCACGATCATCTGCTTCCTTATGAAGTTGCTTTCCATTTACCTCAATATCAAAAACATTTGGTTTAATTCCACGACGAACCAAATACTCACGACTATTTACAGAAAACTCAATTTCTACCAGACAATCCTTTTCATTGGTGCTGTTAGGAAGTTGAGGTTTATTGATTTTACGAAATGGACGATTGAACAATACAAAAGTCAAGGCATCCAGCACAGTGGATTTACCAGCACCATTTGTCCCAACAATCAAATTTGTTTGATTCTTTTGGAAGTCTATTTCCGTGAACTGATTCCCAGTACTTAAAAAGTTCTTCCAACGGATTTTTTTAAAGATTATCATTTTTGGGTGGAATCACAATGTCGTCAGGAGTAATCACTGCATATCGATAATTATACATCTTACAAGTCTTTATGGCAAGCTCATCATCTACTTCTACAACATCCATCTCTTTTTCTTCTTGATCTTCCAACATCAAGGCATAACGAGTCGCATCGTCTTCTTCCTCAAAGAGAAATAAGACTTTTTCACCATATTTGTCTTGGACGGCAAATGCACCATCCCCTTTGTGGTCTTTAAGTGTGAGAAGAAACATTACTCAACTTCGCAAGCCTCTTTGTAAAGATTTTGTAGGATTCCTTTGATGATATTTTTATCGAACTGAACTTCAGACTCGTCAATATAACGATTCAGAATTGAAATAGTATTCTCTTCTTCATCAATCGCAAAGTCTTCACTTTCTTGAATTTCAAAGTTCTCAATAATTTTAAGATCTTGAATTCCTGCTGTATATAATTTATCTACAAACTTTTCAAAATCCTTTGCCTTTGTTTTTTTACGAACAATAATCTTTACAATCTTATTCTCATATTCCCGAGCATCAAATGTCTGATAAGGAGTATCTTCATAATAAAGATTATAGAATAATTTATAAGGATTATCAATTGGTGTATGAGTGAGTGTTTCGGTATCAAAGATATGAAATCCACGAGCATCATTTACATCCGTCCAATACATTTCATAAGGATTGCCAAGATAGAAGATGCGTCCATTATCAGAACGAGTATGGTAATGACCAGAAAATACCTTCGTGAACTTTGAGAAAATATTCGAATCCAGTCCATGATCCTCCATAATCAGATTTTTATTTACACGAAAACCTTGAAGTTCTAAGTGTCCCATCGCAACCTGTGCCTTAGACTTCTTAATTACATTCATCGTTTCCTCATGATTCTCACTACAAATCCAAGGAATAAAAGTCATATCAATTCCACCAACCTTTGTATTTGTCGGAGAACTATAAGTTTTGATATTTGGATAAGTCTTGAGAAGAAGGTCTGGGGAGTTAACGTGATTGGTATTCTTGTAATAACAATCATGATTCCCTACAATCATATGGACATCATACTCACGCAGAGGTTCAAATACAACTCTCTTTGCCCATTCCAGACTTTGATAATCGATTGATTTACGACTATCAAATGCATCACCCATATGAATGACTGTCTTTATCCCATACTCTTCAAGGGCAGGAAAAAAAACATTCTTATAAAAAAGTTCAAAGTGGTCATGAAGATGCTTTGAACCTTTTTTGGCACCAAAATGGGTATCTGTCAGAATGGCAATTTTCATCGATTGTTGTTTCTGTATTGGATGTTGTCCTTCATGGAATTATACTCTGAATTGCTCCCAGAAAGCAAGTTGTCGTCTATAACCATAACCTCATCAAATCCAGTGCGTTCAATGATTTTATTTTTAATCTCTAATTGTTTCTTTTCTTTTTGAATCCTACGCAAAAATGCATAGTGAATAATTTGAGTAAAATAGGCAAATGGATTCTGAGACCTTTCTGGATTGAAGTTATGAATATACTGGACGCAGTTCTCAATCCCGTCAGAAATCATATCCTCACGGAACATATAATTGACAAAATTTGGTTTGTATGATAAATGAGTAGCAATTTTTAAGAAGCATTCACCAAGATAATTTGTAATCCGTGGTTTGGGTAGACCTGCTTCTTTAGCAGTAGCAACCTTAGTACGATATACAATTAGTGCTTCTAATAATTCTCTATTATTTACATAATGTTCTGATTTTTTCTTGGGCATAACATTGAACTCATTTATTATATTATGTGTTTATTATAGCACAACAATACTTCATATTAACTAAACATTACCATTCCTGTTCCAGAATAATGTCCAATATGAGTTAAATCAGTCTTTACCTCTTCGGGAAAATGTCTCCAAAAATTTTCCATTGCATTATTATGATGAATATCATCTAAGAGTAAAATACCTGACCATTTTTTATCCTTAAGGAATTTAACCATTTCAATTTCTTGAATTCCGTCATGAGGGTCTACATCAATTAAGATAATAGAAATTTCATCATAATTGATTGAATCATCATCACGAAAATCTTTGATTTTCCAAGTAATGTTTTTTCTTGATATACTTGATGCTCCATTTTCAACAATATCGTAACTTATAATATTGTTAGTTTCATTATAAGAAAAAGCAAGAGCTGAGTTTCCATTATATGTGCCGACATCAAGTATCGTAATATTATTAAGTTGACTACTTATATGTGCATAAAGTTTGTAAGGTTCACCCTGTTCTTCTAGCAATAATCTGCATAAATGATTATTCGTTGGTTTACAAAGATCATGAGCATAAGACATGCTTATCTCTTTTATTTTTTCTTCATTAAAGTCAAACATAATCGGTATAAGTATTTGAAAGGATAATCATAACACACATTAAGTGTCTTGACAAGCTTGACAAGATATAAAAATGTGTGTAGACTATGTTTGTCCCCGTTAAAGATGAAATTTAGCTTTCTTTAATACCTTTATACAACTCTTCAAGTTTTTTACGAGCATCTTCTACTGAAGACACATATCCCATTTTTTCTGATGGTTTAACTTTACCACCAGATTTATAAATATCCATCATATCATCATCTTCAATATAATTGTTGTATATATTGATTAACTTTTCATCCTTTGTTTCTGTCATTGTAATAATTTTATCAAGTTTAATTATAAAAAAATCATCACTTGACATTTCAATCCATGGTTTTACTTTTAAATGCACACCATGTTGATTTTGAAAAGCTTTCATAGTCACTGGATCTTGAAGCACAACAACTGGATCACCATCATTTTCATCGACCATGACTAATGATAATATTTCTTCACCAGATATTAATTTTATAATTGCGTAAAATTCTTCGCCCATTAGTTCTTTAGTGGTATATTTACAATATCATAATTAAAGTTTTCTTCGTTATAGATTTTAATTCTTTCGATTAAATGATTGAGTGTATAATTCTTTCTTGATTTATAACTGATATCATCGGCAATATCATATAGAGTTGCTTTTACTTTATTCTCACCCTTTCTGAGAACTCTTCCGATAGATTGGAGATTTCTAATTCTTGATTTTGATGGTGACGCAAACACAACATTATGTAAGTTACGAATATTAATACCGGTAGAAAAAGTCCCATAAGATGCCACAATAATTGCGTTTGATTCTTTTTCTGTTATTTCACGTACTCTTTCTCTTTCGTCAGTTTCCACTCCACCATGAATAAAAAAAACATGGCGATCATTAACCTTATTATTATTTATTAAATCATATAAAGGTTGTCCGTGAGTTTCTACTCTTGAAAATAGAACAAGAGTGTTTCCCTTTAAATCCAATGTAAGGTTTTTAATAAAGTTATTGCGTTTTTGATGGGTGATAAGATACTGAACCTCATCCTCAAAAACTTCAAATCGATTCGGTGGGTGTTTCAACAGTAGTATTTTGATATCCAATTTGGCAAGATGACCTTTTTGCATTAGTTCATCAGTATTGATAATCTTATAAGAAGGTCCAAACAATCCTTCTAATACCCACTTGTGAGTTTGACTTCCATCTAATGTTCCAGTAAAACCAAACCGATATTTTGCATCACAAAGTTTCGTCATTATAGATATTAATGATTTGGATTTAAATTGGTGTGCTTCATCACCTACGACTACATTAAATCTGGAAAAATACTGCTTGGGCAATTTGTAAATACTTTGCCAGGTGGTAATAATAACTTGGGAATCAGTTTCTCGTTCCTTACCAGCGTATATCTTGTGGCAGTATGAACCAACATCCCATCCATAATCTGCAAAATCTTTATACATTTGTTCTACAAGGGAAGTCGTCGGAACAACTATCAGAATATTTTGCTGCTTCTCAACGTAATATCTCACAACAGAGTATATCATCAACGACTTTCCAGAAGCAGTTGGAGATATCAATAATTTTCGATTATGTCGCAAGGCGTCGTATACTCCCTCAACTTGGTAGTCGCGTGGGGCGTGTTTACTGATAGAAGTCATATAATCTTTCACACCTTCCTTTGAGATGTTCTCATTTATCTCAAAAGGAAGTCCATAGAATTTATTGTCTGCAAATTCATATGTGTATTCGTGATCCTCACAGAATTTAATAATCTTATCTAATAGTCCAATATAAATTTCACCAGTTTGTGTATTGAACAAACGAATCTTTCCATCCCAGTATTTGTTTTTATACTGAGGACTGAACTTTGCATTGGGAACCTCAAATGTAAACTGGTCTGCTAGTTCGTAATAAATGTGAGGTTCTGCTTGAATAGTTAAATACACCTCATTCTTTTTTGATATAATCAAATGTGACATTCATATAATATCAGTTATAGGTATTTATTTACAATAAAAAAGAGGCATTTCTGCCTCCTTAATTAATTATATCCGGCAGTAAATCTCATAAACTCAATAGCATTTTTAATTTGATAAGTTCTATTAGAAACTGTCTTGATAACTTCTTCTAAGAATTTAAGCATGATATCATAATACCTTACCTTCAAGTCTATTTTAGAAAGTCTCTCATCAGCACTCATATACCTCTCTATTGCGTCCTTTTCTCTTACCTTATACGGAAATGGGTCCTCTACATAGACCTCTGCTGGTGCCTTTCCTGTGTAGTAATTGTAACGTTCTAAACGTACTCTATTGTATGTTTCTCTTGCTTTTTCACGAAGAAGGGATATAGTATTGTAAATGGTATAATATTTGGAATGTAGTTGAGGAATTTTTAATGATTCATCGTGTAAGTTATCAGGATCGATGACAGAATCTCTCTGCCACATCTCCTGAATTTCATCAAGATTCATAAAGGTTGTCCGTTTTTATCAAGTATATTATAGACAGTATACTTGAAAGTGACCTCTGCTGTAAAGTAGTTGATATCCGTATCACTTGCTTCAAATTCTAAGGAACTTAAATAAATTGGAAATAAGTCTTTAAACTTTACAATCGATACAGTTTGATAATTACTATTTAAGATATAAACACTTCCATCACTAAAAGCATTTAATGGGCTTGAAATGTTGTCCTCTACGATAAAATCTTTATATTGTTGCGTAGTTTCTGGATATCCAAGACCAGTTAACCAATTGTGAATTGCCATATAATTCTCAAGATTTTCGTCAATTAAAAATCTTAATGAAAAATCACCATAAGTTAATTTATCTCCTGGAACATCAATATCCTTAAGGTAATTTGATTGTATAGCAGTACCTAAAGAAATTTCTGGTATTATTAATGAATTGCAAAAAAAGGCAACTTTGGGTTCTTTAGCTAAAGTAAATTTAAATCCAACAGGAGACAAAAAATTTCTGTTTCCTATTTGCTTATCAAAAGCAGTTGCCATGAGTTTTATTTTTATTTAGATAAAAAAAAGACCCCCCTTGTGGGAGGTCTGAAGAATATGTGAGAAAAACTCACATAAGGTTGGTGACCTTAACTCTTCTGTAGTAACGGTTTGCGTTAGCAGTAAGAGCACTTGTACCAGAAGTAGTACCTGAAGTAAGAGCACCGTCATTGGCGAATGGGTTAGCAACAACACCATAACGAGTCTTAAATCCAATTTTTGGTTGGAAAGTGTTCTCACCAACGGCACGAACCATTTGGAGAGGAACGTAAGGGCAATAGAACAGACCTGCATCATAAGGTGAAGAACCTTTGTATCCAACAACGTAGTACTGGTTAGCAGAAACGTTTGCCGAATATGGATCGATGTATACTCTGTACTTACCTTGAAGAACACCAGCAAAAGTATTGCCAGTATCATCAACGTTGAGGTTAGCATTGAGTGCTGGGGTGTAATCAAGAACACCAGCCATGGTCAGTGCTGAAGCAACGTCAGCAGAACACATGATGATGTTGCCCTTTCCTCTACGAGTTCTTTGTGCGATTGCGTTAGCATCACGCTCGATTTGGAAAATAAGACCCTTGAACTTCTCAACTGACCAACGACCGTTAGAATCAACGTCAAGGTCAAAAGTACCAGAAGTAGCAACGTTTGCTTGAGCACCAGCTTCAGCAACGTTATAGATGGTACGGATAATTTCACGGTTAATTTCAGCAAGAATCTCTGTTGAGAGAATATTTGCCAATTCTGCTTCAGCATTCAGACCGTGGATTGCCTTGAGGTCTTGTGCGAGCTCAAGTGAGTACTCAGCTTTGAGTGCTCTTGAACGTGCGGTAACGGTGACCTTCTCGATTGAGAATGCCATTTCGTTGAACGAACCCGAATCACCACCAAGGTTTTCTGAATCACCGGTATGCATACCAGTGTTTACATTGTAGGTGCCTGCAGGTGAATCGTTAAGAACTGATGGATTGGTTCCCGACGTGGCAGCTGTAGTACCGATACCAGTTGCAGAAAGGCTATTAGCAGCATTCTGACCAGAGAATCTTGTATTTGCTTCGTCAAAGAATGCTTCAGCACCAGTCTGACTGGTATAACGTGAACGCATTGCAAAGATGAGTCCTGTAGGACCGTTCATTGGTTGAACACCTGCGAGGTCATAAGCGACCAAGTTAGGCATTGCGCGTCTGATCAAGGAGATCAGAACTGGATCGAAACCTGCGGTAGGAGCATTGGAACCTCCACCGAATGCACCAGAAGCACCAGCAGCATTACCTGAGTTGGTGATTGGGGTTTCTGACAGGAACTCACGCTCTTCACGGAGAGTTCTTTCTTGGTTCTCCAGGAGAACTGCGGTTACCATTCTACGGTGAGAATCTTTGATTTCTCCAAGACCACCGTGGTCTAAAAGTGGTGACCACTTCTCCTGCAGTTGTTCTGCATTGAACATTTGCATTTGAATTTACCTCTTAAAAAAAGTTAGTTTGACTATAATTTATAAATCACTTTTTAGAAACTCTATTCAGAGTCTGAATATATGACTCCATCAAACCAGATACTGGTTGTTGAACGGATTCAGTACTTTCAGAGAGATTCTCTGAATGATTTCTTTGAGTACCAGTATTATATGGGAAGTATGATTCCCTCAAAGTTACCAGTTTCTCACGATAGTTTGCTTCACCATCAAACTCAACATTTTCCGCAAGAGAAGCTAGTTTGTCCTTCTGAGAAAGTGCAAGACCCTCAGAGACATCTGCAAAGATTACATCGGCAACCGACTCGGCTAATCTTCTATTGAGAGCAACATTCTTATCGATTTGCTCGTTGAGTTTTTCTTCCATTTCATCAAGTTTATCTACCATGCTCTCGATGACATCATATCTATCTTCAGGAATTGTTACATAATGATCTTCAAAAAGACCTCTCATTCCTTGGAGGAATGATTCGGTCATTTCAGTCTTAAGGCCATGCTCAACTGCAAGTGCATTCTCTTGAATCCACTCGTCAGCAACATACTCAAGGTATGCATCGGCACGATTAGTTAATTCTTCTTTAATTAATTGAATTTCTTCAATTAAAGTCTCTTCATACTGAGATTGAATTTGCTCTTTGATTTCTGCAACTTTAGTTCTAATAGCTGCTTCAAAGATAGTACGTGCTTTCTCTTGGAATTCCTCAGAAAGATCCTCACCTTCGAGAAGAGCATTGACATCTTCTTCTATGTCAAACTCTTCTTTCTTCATTTTATCTTCGTCCTCATCCTCATCTTCCTCTTCACCCTTTTTCTTTTTCTTAGGGGTTTCTTTCTCCTCATCCTCATCTTCTTCCATTGCTTCAGTAACTTCCTCTTCAGCAATGAGGTCCTCTTCGTCTTCCTCAGTCTCTTCCTTAACTGCACCAGCAGCAAGTTTCTGCATTGCATCAGCCTTAGCAGCCTTAGCATTAACAATATTTTTGACTTGAGAAAGAGTTGCGGTAGGATCCTTCAGCTTTGCTGAATTGTCATCAACCTTGTAATTCTCTGGAGTAGGACCACCTAAGTCTTCCCAAGATCCAGTTTGTCCAGGAGCAATTCCTGTGGACAACTTTGGCATTGGTTCAGCTTTAGCAGCGCCTTTGGTTACTACGTTTTCCATTTCTTGTAAATTGCTACCAACGGACATTTTAGAATGATTGTGTTATAATCTATATTTATTTATAAATTAAAGATTTGCTAAGAAATCTTGGAATAATTCAACTTTATGTTCATCTAATCTTTTTTGATCAACTAAAGTGTTGATTCTTCTTTGAGTTTTGGATGCAAGGTGCTCACGAAGAATTCCTCCTTCCCAAACCCACTCCTTACCTTCCATAATTCCCGAAACAAAAGCATCGGGGGCAGAAGGATCGGCAACGATATCTGCCGCAGTTGCAAGCATAAAATCTTCACCAACAATTTTATGACCTTCATTGGTCATCTTTAATGAACCAACACCACGAGAAGAAACACCAAGCATAACTCCTTCACCAATAAGAGATTTTGCAATCTTACCCATTGGAGTTTCGAGAAGTTGTGCCTTACCAAAAAAATTGCTTCCTTTTTGTTCAAGAGAAACAATTTTATGAGAAACACGATCAAGATTGACGGTAGGACCATCAGGATGTCCAAGTTCTCCAAGAGCACGACCTTTATTGACAAATGCTTCATTATATCTTGCTACTTCTTTTGCAAGAGTTTGCATTGGATACATTCTGCCGTTACGATTGCAGATATCACCTTGAAGGAAAACTCCCTCAATATACATTTTTTTTGCAGCACCTTTTCCTTCGGTGATAAACTTAACTTGTGATACTTCTTCTGTGATGAGTTTCATCTTTATTAATTGGTAAATCCTACTTTTGCTACTCTGATTGTCGGAGTTGTAAAAATGACATCAGATGGAAGTTTTGTTAAAAATTCAACAGAATTTGATGGCATAGTAAAGAAAATGGTTGTTGCGGCACCAACTAATGTTGAAATGCCAACCGTTGCAATACCACCACTATTATTATAAAGTCTGACGCAAGTTGCTTGAGATATGCTTGAAGCAGCTCCTGTTGTAGTTCCAGTTGCAACTTCTGTCGCAATCATTTTAGTTATGGGCATTATTCTTCTCCCGTATCTGATCCGTCTTGATTAAACATTCCATTCGCAACTACTGACCTCAGACTTTCAACTCTCTCAGATGCTTTTACAAATAATGCATTCTTAATAACATCAGCAATTTGTGATGCTGAGGAATCTGTACCAATCAAATTTGCAAGTTCTTCCATAAAATTTTAATACTGTTTATAGATGTATTTATATTTCTGCCTTTTTAGTATCTTTTTGTAAATTGGCATTTGTTGATGATGCTTGATCAGTTAAATCTGGTTCTTGTGGAATATTACCTAAAGTATCTACTCCCCCCTCTTGAGGTAATGGTTCTCCAGTAATAGGATCAATAGCACTTGGATCTGGTATAATTCCATCTTCAATTTCTTTTTCTATTTGCTCATCTATTTCAATCATTTCCGAATCAGTTTGACGAAGAACTTTCCTACGGACCCATTCTGTGGAATAATACTTTCCAATATATGGTTCGATAGTGGCAAGAGTTCCAAGTCTTTCGTTCAACAGTTCTGATTCCTTTAATTCTGCAAATTGATTGTCATATAGGAAATCATATTGAATATGATCTGCCATCACTTGCCAGTCTTCTGGAGAAACAATATTTTTCAAAATCAATTGTGTACGAAGCATGTCATTAAACATCTGAGCAAATCTTTTTCTCAAACGTCCAACAAACTTGGCAAATTTAAGTTCATCTCTTAAAATTTCTGACGATCTTCCTAAATTAAATCCACCATCAGAAGCAATTCTAGATTCTGGAACACCCAGTGCTCTATAAAGTTTCTTTTGGAAATACTCAATATCTGTAAGTTCTCCAAGATTCTGACCACCGGGAAGAGTTGTGATTTCGGTTCCACGACCACCTTCTCTTCTTGGTAACCAGAAATCTTCCATCATAGACATAAATTTGCGATCATCACGAACTTCTCCAGTGTTCGCATCATAAACAAGTTTATTTCTATAACGAGACATAACCTCTTTGAGGTACTGTTCTGCCTTTACTTTTGGAAGATTGCCAACGTCAATATAGAAAATTCTACGTTCTGGAGCACGTGATAGTCTGTAAATTACAAGAGAATCCTCAATCATTCTAAGTTGATTGAGTGCCTTGATTGCTTTATGGAGATATGAAAGTACTGTTCCTTTGTTTCGGTCTATAAGTCCAGAACTGCAGTATGTAATTGAATCTTTTGCAATTTTTACTGATCCTTTACCAGATCCAGAAATAGTACCAGATGGATAATTTGGTTTTGGTGTATATAAAAAGTATTCATCAAGTTCTGGTTCTACTACTGGTTCATCTCTGCTATTTCTATTATAGTTATAAGTAGAAACATCTCTTTTATCCATTTTTTTTTCTTGTCGGATATATTTCATCTTCATAGGATCAATATATCTAAGATCCTGAATACCCGACTGAGGATTTTTTGTATCTATAACTTTTAAATAATAAATTCTCCCGTCAACGTACCAATTTCTAAAAATTTCGTGAGATTTTCTATCAAAATCTAAAATTTCTTTCAGATATTTAAATTCTTCTCTAATTACTTTCTTTAATTTATCACTTGCATTTAAATTTGATAATTCAATTTCTACTGGAGAATCATACAAATCACTAACTATTGCTTCATTCACAACGTCTTCAATAGCACCGTCACATTCTGGGTGAAGAGCCATTTCACGATATCTTCTAATTAAATCATGCTCTGTTCTATAAACACCTTCAATATCTACATATGATCCATAAAAACCACTAGCAATATAATTATCAACCCCGTCCTCATTGGTTTGAGGAACGGGGGATATTACTGAAGGTGATTTGTTTTGATTATCATCAATAGAAAAACCAAAAAGTTTTGTCATATTATAGAGTTTAAAATATTATTCTACTATTTAGGTTATATCTTCACCACCTGCATTGGTTGAATTTCCTTTATAAGCCTCCCACCACTGTACTTGTAGTTCTACTGTAAACTCTTCAATTGTATCTGTGGTTTCATAACTCAGATCAATCGTAGAAATATTGGTTGGAAAAATGTCCCAAAACTTGTACGATCTCAAAATTTCACCATCACGATCTAACTGATGAACAGTAGCATCTTTCTGATAGTCTACTGGATCTGTGAGACCAGTTGCATCTGACATTTTATTAATGATGTTCATCCACGATTCAAAAGCAGAACGAATAGAAAAATCGGTATCATTAATGACCGTGATGGTCCAGGTATCGAAGGTTCTGTCTCCAGCAATTTTTAAAATACGACCTCTAAAAGGAACATCAATCGGAGTTACATTGGATGCTGGTAAAGCAGCAGCTTTAACAAGAAATCTTGATTTTTCAAGTACATCATCACCAATAGCAACACTATTGGGAAATGCTAATTGAACTTCAAAAAGATTGGGTCTTGCTCCACCACCAGATAACTTACTCTTGAAATCAGTAATTTTTCTGAGTGGGATTGGGTTTTGTTGTTGACGAGTTGCCATAGTTGTTTAAACCTCTAAATTAATTAAACGTTACCAATTACTTCTTCAAAAGCAACACCAGTTCTGGTGGCAACAAAGGTGAGGCCAATAAAGTTAATTGACCTTGCTGGTTTGATATAAATGTCAGCAACAAATTCATTATTATCAATAATAGCAGCAGTATTATTTGTTTCATCACAAATTACAACGTAATCAAAAATTCCCCTCTTTGCTTGAACATCACGAAGGAATGGTTCAATAATATTTACAAAATTGGTTCTTGTAATTTCATCATTAAATTCAAAAAGTTGATCCTTTGCTGCGGCAGAAATCGCATCTTCAAGATAGATAAAGAGACGACGAACATTAATTCTATCAAATGCTGAAGCTTTTGCAAATCCAGTTTTATCACCAAATAAAATAATTCCAGAACCAGGTGAGAAGATTACTGGGTTAATTCTATTTGAATAGAGACGATCTCTTTGTGTTTTTGATGGATTATATGCAAGTTTTACTGCATTAAGAATTGCTCCTCTGGATGTTCCTGCGGGCGAGAACCAAGGAAAATTATTAATGTCATTACGAGCACAAAGACCGGCAATATCTCCATTGAGTGGAACATATCTGAATGTATTGGCAAATCTATCATACATGTACTTATAACCACTATCAAAAACTGCATACGATGATGAAGTTACTGGTGCATAAAAACCAATGACATTAGTAGTAACAGTGTCGTCATTTTCTACAGTTACGGTCCCAACACTTGTATCGGTTAAGAATGCTTTTCTATATGGTGAAATGAATGCCACAGCATCTTTTCTTGCTTCTGCAACTGCAATTAATTTATTTGCAAGTGCTTGCCCCTCCTCTTTTGTATAATTTGCAGATCCCATCAAAAGAAAATCTACAGTATAATTTTCTGTATTTTCCAATAAACCATAACCTGTTACAATTTTATCAAGATCTACTAAAAGTGCCTCAGTTGATCCAATACCTGTTTTACCATTATAATCGGCACCACCACTTAATTTTTGATTATATGCACCGATTGCATTGAAAACTGCACCCTCAGCCTCTTGATCCCAAGCATTATCTGTTACAAGAGTGAAACCTGTGGAATATCCTGTTTGTACAGTTCCTGATGGTTGAGATCCACCAAAAATAAATGCTGAGTTTTCTGCAAGATATTTTCTCCAATAAGATTGAGATCCTGCAGAATATTCTGCATCTTTTGCTTTCGATAGTGAAAGATGCTTTTCAAGAATGGTTCCTGCATTGCCAGTGACCTTTCCATCACCGTCAATAACTACAACATGAACCTCATCAAATCTAGAACCTCTTGCATCAGCATATGATGAAGTTGAAGGTCTATCTGCAACAGTATTCCACTTAATTGATACTTCTGTTGTTGCTCCACCAACAACTGCTGTACTTACAACCAGATTTTGTTGATCAAACCAATCTGATGTTGATGTTACTGTAGCAGTTCCATATGTAGATGCTTGACCATTGGTAGCAATTCCTACTACATTGGTGGTATTAAACGCCCAAACTCCCGATGGTTGATAATCAACAGCAGTTTCGGTTCCTGCAGCAGAAACATGAGTAAGAACTTTTACTGCAACTTGTGAAGATCCAATTTCGGTAATGATACCTTTTAAATAACCAGTTAAGAGTGTAGTTGTTCCTACTCCAGGATTTACTTTGTTAGCAACTGACTGAGTGATTCCGTACCCAACTGAAAGAGGTGCTGTGATGATTGTTTCAGTTCCAAAATCAAACGTTGTTGTTACAGTTGCTGTTTGAAGTGAAGCATTTGATATTGTAATTACTCCTGCTCCAACTGTTGTAACTGTTGTTCCAGTAGAAACTACTCCACCTACATCACATCTAACTACCTGCCCAACAGTAATTGCTGGTGATGTAGTAACGATTCCGATTGTGCTGGCAGAACCAATAAGAATACCACTTCTGTCGCTAACTGTTGCAGAAAAACTAGTAACTGCTGTTGTAGCAATTCCAATAATTTGATCTGCCTTGGCATCAATAATACCTACTCTCAATCCATTTGCCCATGAACCTGGGTTTTTGGCAACAACGACAACTCCAGCAATTACGTTCTCATCATAACCCAGTTGCTCATAATGTTCGATGCTTTTAATTTTTACGACGGTGTTTCCTACTCCAGCATTTACAAAATTGCTGTCATCTGCTCTTATAACACGTAAAGCTCCACCGTAAGCTAAGAACGATGATGCCGTTAACCAATACTCATAGTGCTTATCTGTTGAGTATGATTTGCCAAAAATATCCAATAAGTCTTTTTCACTCTGAACGAGTGTTGGCAGTTCTACTGGACCTTTTTCAAAAGGTGCTACAATCGCACCAATTTTATCAGATGTTGGATCAACTCTTCCAACAGTTAAATCCACTTCTCTTACTACAATTCCAGGAGATGCTAAATTTAGTGGCATCTTAATTCCCCTCGCAATCCAAATTTACCTACAAATATTTATTAAAACTACTTATTCTAACGGGGAAACAATACGTGAACAATATTACCAGTCAGGATATTCCCACTTTGTAAAAATTTCTTTAGATCTTCTATCCTCAGTAATTCTTTTAATTGTGCAGTCTTTGCACTCATACGAATATGCTGATACAAATGTTGATCTATTTTTTCTAGTTAAATAAAAATCATCCATTAAACTTTTTACTTTTCTACAAACCCTACATTTTCTATCAAAAAATAATAAATGTTCTAATTCTAATTGGTCATTTAAATCCATCAAATATAATCCCACATATATGATCGATCTCCATATTCATCTGTATACCATCTATCACCGTCATCATCTACAAAACTTGTTATTTCATCGATACCATCAGAGATAAAACCAAATGGAGACATATCCTGCTCAATCTGATTTTTTTGTTCTTCTTAAA